CTGGATAGAAGTTTGGCGACATAGAAACAGAACAAGTATTAAGTACTCTGTATTTAAGACGTCGTTTAAATGCTCACAGCTAGTGACACGAATATATCGCATATTGCTAGGCGAAGAAGATCTACCGACTTCTGAACGTAGCATTTTTTATAATAACAAATCGTACACAGATAAAGTCTACAACAAAGCAATAGACGATATGATACGAGATAAAGACAGATAACATGCCAAGTAAATTAGGTTTCGGCAATAGCCGTAAAAAAACAAGTGGCCCAGCAAAAATGGGTAGCCCAATGCATTTTAAAAATCCAGTAAAGATGGACCACGCTATGAAGTTTAATGCTGAGCTAAAGAAAGCTTCTGCAGACGGTAAGCTAAGTGGTAAATTTAAAGAAGCAGTTGACGCGGCTCCAACAAAGATGTATGGTAAAGCTATGAAGCACAAGAAAGATTCAGCAGGGATTAAGCACGGCAATGCTGGTCACTTAAAGCCGGCTGATGATGTATCAACTAGAGGTCAAGCGGCTACAGAGTACTATAAAAATAATCCGGGAGCGGCAACAAAAAAATACGGTAAGGCTCTAAAGCATACTCGCACTTCTGACGGAGCAATATTAGGTGAGCATACTCACGGCGGAACTACAACTCACGGTAAAAAAAATCCAGCGGTTAAAATGTATAGCCGTAAAAAAAAAACTAAAGCCCTAAAACACAAAGTTGAACACGCGGGTACAGTAAGTGGACATAGCCACAAAGGCGGAGTAGGAAATCGTCCAGTTACAAAAGACAAATTCCCGATTACAACTAGATAATGTCTTTTACCCCACGAAATACACCGCTTCCTGGGATTGCTAAGAAAACAGTTACCACTGGATCTGGCGTTAAAGTGCATCACGTAAAGTTAGAAAAAAACATTATGGGTGAAGCCGTTGATGGGTCAGAAATACTTGTCAATAAAGATGTAGACAAAAACAGCAAGTTATATAGAAGAGTTATAGCTCACGAAGGTTTACACGCTAAAGAGATGGCAAAAGGTAAGATTTCTTACAATGAAAACTCAGTAGTAGATAACGGCAAAGTATACGCGCGTAAAAACGGTAAGATTAAATATAATGGCAAATGGCACCATGAAGGTAGTAATAAGTTTCCATGGGAAAAGCGAGCTATACAAGCCGAAAAGAAAGCATGAAAAAAATTAAAGATACAGGCCTAGGTAAGTGGCTTAAAAACAAAGCGCCAAACGTTCTTGATGTAGTAGGAGACTTTCTACCAGATCAAGGAGCATTAGGTGTAGTAAAAAACCTTATTGACAAAGATCCAGAGGTAGATACAGAAGCAGGCATGGCTGCTGTAGATGCTGAGGTTGCTTTTCAAAATAACGTAAGCGAAAGATGGAAAGCGGATATGGGTAGCGATGTAAAGCTAGCAAAACTTATCAGACCGCTAACGCTTATATGTTTAATGGGTATGTTCATGCTAACAATGGTTTTTGATAGCGTAGATACATTACCTTTCAATGTTAAAGATTCATACGTAGACTTGCTACAGATACTTATGCTAACTGCTTTTGGTGCATACTTTGCTGGTAGATCTATAGAAAAAGTAAAAAAATGACAACTAAATATTTTAACTCATCAGTCATATCACCTACTGTAGCAGCGTCTAAATTAAACACGGCGTTCACTGCAGGTGATATTGTTTTTGACTGGGTAGGCTTTGAAGTACCTAGAGGTGCTTGTAAGCTATTAGGTGCTACAGTAATTATTAGACCTAAAAACGATTCTGATCAAACAGTGGCAGGTAATGGACTAGATTTATTATTTGCTAAAGGACCAGTACCTGACGCTACTCCAACTAGTCTTGGTACGGTAAACGACGAAGTTACAAACTTTGCGTCTACAGATATTGTTGGTGGTATGCCTTTTGTTGCGGACGACAAGTTTGGCACAAGAACTTTATACGCAACAAATGTATCACCGTGCGAGCTAGTGCTAGAGCCTAATCCAGCATCAGGTAGCAACATCGGTGTAGATAAATTTTATGTAGCTGGCCTTGCAGCAGGTGCTATTGATCTCACTTCAGGATGTACAGTTGACGGTACGCCTGGCACTGGTCAAGCTAATCTGGACGTAGCTGATGTAGACGCAACTTTAGGTTTCGCAGTTGGAGATATTGTTCACGATGAAGACGATAGATTAATGGGTACTGTTTCGGCTATACCAGGTACTGCTGATATAACTATGGCTGCTAATTTAGCAAACGCTGGTGTTAACGATAAGAAAATATACAATATAAATCCAATTAGGATTATATTGCACTTTGAAAAATAAACAATAAACAATTTTAATTTAATTTAATTATGGGAAAAAAGAAAGATAAGGTCGTAGACCTAAAGCCAGAAAAGATTACTGACGAACAGCTTCAAAAAGTTCAGGAAATCATAAGTACGTTAAACAAAGCTCAAATGGAGCTAGGTGCAAACGAGGTAAGAAAGCATAGAATGCTTCACGAAGTAGGAGCAATTCAAGATCAACTAGGTGTTATGCAGAATGAATTTAAAGAGCAATACGGCACCTTTGATATTAACGTGCAAGACGGCACAATAAATTACGGTGATGAGCCATCTGATTCGTAAGATCACCATAGGTAAAGACTACAAAAATGACGCCATGCACTACGCCGTTGGGCAAGAAGTGTATGGCGGTCATACTATTTGCGATATATTAGAAGAGGAAGACAAGTACTCTATTTATATTCGTAAAGAAAAAGCAGTTATACCGTGGAAAGATTTTAATAAGAATATGGCTATATCTGTAGAATATAACTTAGAATACTGATGCAAGCTGTTTACAACTTTGTTGTAGAACCAATAGGTGAGAGATATAATAACAGTGTAGATGTTGGTGATAAAAAGCTTATATTAAATACAGAAATATATAACCACCAATATATAAACAGAACTGCTAAAGTTATATCTATACCAAAAGTTGGTGATACAGAAATACAAGTTGGTGACACTGTTATAGTTCACTTTAATGTATTTAGAAGATGGCACGACGTAAAGGGTAGAGAGCGCAATAGCAGGTCATATTACGAAGAAAATAAATACTTCGTAAACGATGATCAAATATTTTTGTACAAACGTAACGATAAGTGGATGTGTCCAAAAGGTTATTGTTTTGTACAGCCTATTAAAGACAATAGTCAGCTAAGTGTTGATACTGAAAAACCTTTAGTAGGCATTGTTAAATATACTGATGGCAGAGCAGAGCTAAACTCTCTTGTAGGTTTTATGCCTAAGATGGAGTGTGAGTTCGTTATTGATGGTAAACGTTTGTATCGTGTGCCATCTCAATTTATTACAATTAAATATGAATATCAAGGAGACGAAGAAGAATATAATCCAAGCTGGGCATAGAGCGGTTGAGGAATTAATCAAAGTAGCAAAAGAAGCTATTGTTGATTCGGATGATGATATATCGGCTGATAGACTTAAAAATGCCGCTGCCACAAAAAAGCTTGCTATCTTCGACGCCTTTGAGATATTAAACAGAATCCAAGAAGAAGAAAATCTTTTAGAAGGCAAAGTACCTGAAGAAAAGAAAGAGCGAGTATTTAAGGGTTTTGCTGAGGGTAGATCTAAGTAATGTACGAACAGAGTTTAGTTAAGGTTGTAGAACCAATTAAAAAAACAACTATCACGAGGCTTAATCGTGGTAAAAAATGGAAATACGGTTATGATAAAGACCATGATATCGTCGTTGTATCAAAGACTGGGCAAATCGGAGAAATCCTTGAAATCCAAGGCTTGCAAATCGCATTGCCGCGTGTGCCCACCTCTGGTGTGTTTAAACACGAGAAAAACAAGTGGGTAAAGGCTGAATATCCAAAAGAGCTTAGCCGTATAAAAAATATTTTTGATTGGAGAAATTATCCAGACGAGCAAAAAGAAAAATGGTACGACTATATTGACGAAGAGTTTAAGCGTAGAGACGAAGGCTTTTGGTTTACTAATAAAGGCGTACCGACATACATAACAGGTACGCATTACATGTACCTACAATGGAGTAAAATTGACGTTGGAGCTCCAGACTTTAGAGAGGCGAACAGACTATTCTTTATATTTTGGGAAGCCTGCAAAGCTGACAAGAGATGCTATGGGATGTGCTACCTTAAAAACCGTCGTTCAGGTTTCTCGTTTATGTCGTCAGCTGAAACAGTTAACTTAGCTACTATATCGAGTGATAGTAGATATGGGATACTCTCTAAGTCTGGTGCCGATGCGAAAAAAATGTTTACTGATAAAGTTGTACCTATATCAATAAACTACCCTTTCTTTTTCAAGCCAATACAAGACGGTATGGATCGTCCAAAGTCTGAGCTTGCTTATAGAGTTCCGGCCAGTAAATTTACTCGTAAGAAAATACAGAGTAACGAGCAGCTTGAAGAAATAGAAGGTCTTGACACTACGATTGACTGGAAAAACACTGGTGACAATAGCTATGACGGTGAAAAGCTAAACTTGTTAGTACACGACGAGAGTGGTAAATGGGAGAGACCTGATAACATATTAAACAACTGGCGAGTTACTAAAACCTGTTTAAGGTTAGGTAGTAAAATCGTTGGCAAGTGCATGATGGGTAGTACCAGTAATGCTCTTGATAAAGGTGGGGATAACTTTAAAAAATTATACAATGATTCTGACGTCACAAGAAGAAATCGTAATGGACAAACAAAGTCTGGCTTGTATTCTCTCTTTATCCCAATGGAATGGAACTATGAAGGATTTATTGACGAGTACGGACTTCCAGTCTTTGATAATCCATGTGATGATGAACGACTGGGACCAGACGGTGAACTAATAGAAGTAGGCGTAGTAACTAACTGGGAAAATGAGGCTGATGGTTTACGTGATGATCAAGACGCGCTAAATGAATTTTATCGTCAGTTTCCTAGAACAGAAGAGCACGCGTTTAGAGATGAGACTAAAAACAGTATATTTAATTTAATTAAAATATACGAACAAATAGATTACAATGAAGGCAGTAGGCACAATGCTCCTTTTACTGTAGGAAGCTTTGGTTGGGTTAATGGTGTTAAAGACACTAAAGTAGTTTTTAATCCAGATCCAACAGGTAGGTTTAAAGTAAGTTGGGTTCCTCCAGCTCACTTGCAAAATAGGCAGATAATTAAAAATGGAATTAAATATCCCGGTAACGATCATGTTGGCGCCTTTGGTTGCGATAGTTATGATATCAGCGGCACGGTTGATGGCCGCGGTTCTAAAGGAGCTTTACACGGACTTACAAAATTTTCTATGGAAGACGCGCCACCGAGTTCGTTCTTCTTAGAATACATAGCAAGACCACAAACCGCAGAAATGTTTTTTGAAGACGTACTAATGGCGTTAGTATTTTACGGCATGCCTTTGTTAGCAGAGAACAATAAGCCTAGACTGCTGTATTATCTACGCCGACGAGGTTACAGGGGATATAGTATGAATAGACCAGACAGAACTTGGAATAAGTTATCTACATCTGAAAAAGAAGTAGGTGGTATTCCAAACTCTAGCGAAGATATCAAGCAAGCTCACGCTGCAGCTATTGAGATGTACATACAGAACTACGTCGGTCATTTAGGTGATGGCAATTATGGCACAGTGTATTTTAATGATTTACTTAATGATTGGGCTAAGTTTGACATAAATAAACGAACTAAGCATGATGCTTCTATAAGCTCAGGTTTAGCTATCATGGCTTGTAATAGGCATTTATATGCACCAAACGCTAAAGTAGAAAGACAACCACTAAACCTTAGTATATCAAAATATAACAACAAGGGATTAAATTCTCAAATAATTAAATAAGCATGGCTGAGTCAGTATATGTAAATTTTCCAAAACAAAATGTTAGTGACATAGAGAAAAGCTCTCATGAGTACGGTAAGTCAGTAGCAGAGGCTATCTATACCGAGTGGTTTACTCAGGAAAATAACGTTAATAGATATACTAATGTTATCAACAATTTCCATAAACTAAGATTATACGCTAGAGGAGAGCAGAGTATACAAAAATATAAAGACGAGTTATCTATAAATGGTGATCTGTCTTATCTTAATTTAGATTGGACTCCAGTTCCTATTATACCTAAGTTTGTTGATATTGTAGTTAACGGTATTTCTGACCGAACATATGATATAAAAGCTTTTTCTATAGATCCGGGTGGCGCTAAAAAAAGAAATGACTTTATGGATGCGGTTGCTGGTGACATGCAAATGAAAGGTTTTGATGCCGTAATGCAGCAACAGCTAGGCATGGATACTACTCAAAGCGATATGAAGAAGTTGCCTGAAAGCGACGAGGAGTTAGAGCTATATATGCAGTTGCAGTATAAGCAAGCTATAGAAATTGCTGAGGAGCAAGCTATCAACGTTTTACTTGAGGGTAATAATTATGAGTTAATTAAGAAAAGATTTTTCTATGACTTAACAGTATTAGGTATAGGTGCTGTTAGAACTAGCTTTAACAAATCAGAGGGAGTAGTGGTTGACTATGTTGATCCTGCTAATTTGATATATTCAAGAACTAATTCACCTTACTTTGACGACATATATTATGCTGGTGAAGTAAAATCTATACCTATCAACGAGTTGGTAAAGCAATTTCCAAATTTGACCGACGAAGATATAAAAGATATACTTGAGAAAAATAGTAAAGCCAATACATATAAGTCGGGTAGAAATAGAAATCTAGCCCGTGATAAGAATATTGTAGAAGTTCTTTATTTTAACTACAAGACATATAATCACGAAGTATATAAAATTAAAACAACAGGTACTGGAGGTTTACGCGCTATACGTAAAACAGACGCATTTAATCCTCCTGCTGATATGTCTGGTATTTTTGTTAAAGCATCTAAAAAAATTGAAGTACTATACGATGGGGTTATGGTATTAGGATGTAATAAATTGCTAAAGTGGGAGTTGGCTAAAAACATGATTCGCTCTAAGAGTGATTTTAATAAAGTCAAGATGAACTACAGCATAGTAGCTCCTAGAATGTACGAAGGTCGTATTGAATCTCTAGTTAGTAGAATTACTGGGTTTGCTGACATGATTCAGCTTACGCATTTAAAGTTACAGCAGGTTATGTCTAAGATGGTGCCAGATGGTGTGTACCTTGATGCAGACGGACTTGCTGAAGTTGATTTAGGCAATGGCACTAATTATAATCCACAGGAAGCTCTTAACATGTTTTTCCAAACTGGTTCGGTTATAGGTAGAAGCTTTACGTCTGAAGGTGATATGAATCCAGGCAAAGTACCTATTCAAGAAATACAGTCAAGCGCTAAAGGAGCTAAACTTCAATCATTAATACAAACTTACAACTATTACTTGCAAATGATTCGTGATGTTACGGGTCTTAATGAAGCAAGAGATGGTAGTATGCCCGATGCAAACGCTTTAGTTGGAATACAAAAACTTGCTGCAGCTAATTCAAATACAGCTACTAGACATATTCTTCAAGCTGGATTACTATTAACAGCTGAAACCGCTGAAAAACTCTCACTACGTATTGCGGATGTTATTGAATATTCTCCAGCTAAAAAAGCTTTTATTGATGCTATTGGTCATAAAAATGTAGCTAAACTTCAAGAACTTAAAAAACTACATCTTCACGATTTTGGCATATTTATAGAGTTGTCTCCTGATGAAGAAGAAAAGCAAATGCTTGAGAACAATATACAGATGTCTCTGCAGCAAGGTGGTATAGATTTAGAAGATGCTATAGATATTAGGGAAATTAAAAATCTTAAGCTAGCTAATCAACTGCTTAAAATTAAGCGTAAGAAAAAAGCTGAAAGAGATCAACGGCAGCAAATGGAAAATATCCAAGCTCAATCTCAATCTAATGCTCAAGCAGCACAAGCAGCCGCACAAACTGAAATGCAAAAGCAGCAAGCTATTACACAAAGCAAGATACAACTGCTTCAAGCAGAATCTCAATTAAACGCTCAAAAGATGCAAGCAGAAATAGCTGCTAAGAAAGAGCTTATGATGCTAGAGTTCCAATTTAACATGCAGCTTAAAGGTGCAGAAGTTCAAGGACTCAAAGATAGAGAAAAAGAAAAAGAAGATCGTAAAGATAAAAGAACTAAAATACAGGCTACTCAACAAAGTGAAATGATAGAGCAAAGAAAAACAGGTAAACCACCTAAAAACTTTGAGTCTGCAGGTAATGATACACTTGGAGGTAATTTTGATTTAGAGTCTTTTACACCAAGATAAATTAAAAACTTTTATATTATATATTATGGAAAATGAAAATCAAACAGACCTTGAAGAAGTAATCAACGAGGTTGAAAACGAAAATCCTCAAGAAGAGGTTGTTGAAGAAAAAGCTCCAGAGCTTGACCTAGACAAATTTGAAACTAAAGATGACCCTAGTGTCATTAAGCTAGATTTAAGTCAGCCTATAGAAACTGTAGATGATAGCAAAACAGATACTGAAGAAGTTGCACCAGAAGTTGCAGAAGAAGAAGTTGTTAATACAGAGGTACCAACCCTTGAGGAAGTTACCGATGAGGAAGTTACGGAAGAGCAAGTCGTAACCGAAGAAGAGGTTATGGAGGCTCTTGATGAGTCTGAAGAAACTGGACAGCCTCTACCAGAAAATCTTCAAAAGCTAGTTGATTTTATGGATGAAACTGGCGGAGATTTAGAAGATTATGTAAAGCTAAACAGAGATACAAACAAGTTAAACGATAGGCAAGCTTTACGAGAATATTACGAAACTAGTAAACCACATCTATCTTCAGATGAAATAAGTTTTCTTATAGAAGACAACTTTTCATACGATGAAGATATGGATGACGAAAGAGATATTAAACGAAAAAAATTAGCCTTTAAAGAGCAAGTTGCCGAGGCTAAGACCTACTTAGACGGGCAAAAGTCTAAATACTACGAAGAAATTAAAGCTGGAAGTAAGCTTACTAAAGAGCAGCAAAAAGCAATTGATTTTTTCAACCGATACAATAAAGAGTCGGAGCAGAACAAACAAGCTGTAAAACGTAGCAGCGATATTTTTGAAAAGAAGACTAGTGGTCTTTTTAACGACAAGTTCAAAGGTTTTGAATACAACGTCGGAGATAAAAATTATCGGTTCAACGTTAATAATGTAGAGGATGTTAAAGCAAAACAAAGCGATATAAACAATTTTGTCTCAAAGTTTGTAGATGAAAATAAACAGCTTTCTGATGCTAAAGGATATCACAAAGCTTTATATACAGCTATGAACGCTGACGCCGTTGCTCAACATTTTTACGAGCAAGGTAGAGCGGACGCTTTGAAAGAAAGCATCGAAAAATCTAAGAATATTGACATGGAACCTAGAGGTTCACATCAAGAAACTAAGACCGATGGTTTTAAATACAGAGTACTAGGTGATGATTCTGCCTCTTTTAAGTTCAAAATTAAGAAATAACAAAATTTAAAGAAAATTTAAAATGGCAATTACAAGTGCAAATGGTCCAGATGCGGCTCCAAGGCAACAGACGTTATCTACGAACTACGTAGATTTCACTGGAGCAGGAAGTGCATGGGCACAACAATACTTACCAGATCTTATGGAAAAAGAAGCAGAGATCTATGGTAAAAGAACAATTTCAGGTTTCCTAGCTCAAGTAGGTGCAGAAGAAGCTTCTGCGTCAGATAGAGTTGGTTGGTCTGAGCAAGGTAGATTACACCTTTGTTACACTGCAACGTGTGAGAACACAGTAGGTGGTGGTGAAGGTGATGTGTCTGACAATATCTTTAGTATCGTTAAAGATATTGATGGAAACGCTATCGGTGCAGGTGAGCACGGTATTAGAGTTGGTGATACAGTTTTAGTATCTAACTCTTCTCTAACACTACGCGGTTATGTTAGCGTTGTAAACTCTGGCAATAACAGTATCACTATTCTTCCTTATGGAGCTGCTAATTTTGACGACGCAGGTTTTTCTGACCTTACTACAGCAGAAGCTTTCAGAATTCTAGTTTATGGATCTGAGTTTGGAAAAGGTACAGATGCTAGAAGTTCAGCTAACGAGCCTAAGTTCGTTTCTCACTTCAATAAGCACATTATCCTAAAAGATTACTACGAGGTGTCAGGTTCTGATGCATCTGCGATCGGCTGGGTTGAAGTAGCTGGTGAAGAGGGTCAAAATGGTTACTTATGGTACTTAAAAGCTGAAGGTGATACTCGCGCTCGTTTCGGAGACTACATTGAGATGTCAATGATGGAAAGTGAGTTCGCTGCAGCTGCATCTACTATTGAGAACGCTACAGGTGGCTTAGGATTATCTGCTTCTACTACTGGTTACGATGCTGGTACAGAAGGGCTATTCAAAGCAATTACCACTCGTGGTCACCAAACAACTGGTGTTACTGGTGTTAACGCTGCTACTGATTTAGCTGAGTTTGACGCTATTCTAGCTGTATTTGATGGTCAAGGAGCTATTGAGGAAAACATGATGTTCTTAGATCGTTCAACTAGCTTAGCTATGGACGACATGCTTGCATCTATGAATTCTTACGGTGCTGGTGGTACTTCTTACGGAGTGTTTGATAACTCTGAAGATATGGCACTTAACCTAGGATTCTCTGGATTCCGTCGTGGTTCTTACGACTTCTACAAGTCTGATTTCAAATACTTGAATGACAAAGGAACACGTGGTGGTCTTAACGATACTGTTACGAATATTCGTGGGGTACTTATTCCTGCAGGAACTTCATCTGTATATGATGAAATGCTAGGAAGAAACCTTAAGCGTCCATTCCTACACGTACGTTACAGACAATCGCAAACTGAGTCTCGTAAGATGAAGACATGGGTTACTGGTTCTGTAGGAGCTGCAACTTCAGGTAAGGACACAATGGAGGTTCACTACCTATCTGAGCGTTGCTTAATCACTCAAGGTGCTAACAACTTTATGTTGATGAACTAAGAGAGTATATTTGATGAAACTGCCTCACCTTCGGGTGGGGTAGTTTTATATTAATTTTTTATTATATTATATTATGGCTAAAAAACAAACAAAAAAAGTAGAGGTCGAAGAACCCTACGTAAAAGAAACAGTTGTTGAAGCACCAATACCGGAGCCTCAACCGATTGTTGAAGAAGTTAAAAAAGATACATGGGAGATTAAAGATAGGGTTTATTACCTGACAAATAATAGATCTCCACTTACATACCTAATAAGAGGTAGTAATATCTTTTGGTTTGACGAAGAAAAAGGTTACGAAAGAGAATTAAAATATTGTTCTAATCAAAGAACTTGCTTTGTCGATGAAATGAAAGGAGAGCAAAG